CTTGTGATGCTGTTTCAGGGCTACAACCCGCGAAAATAGCGGCTTCTTTGTTGTTTGCGCCATCATGCTTAGCTTGGGCAAATGCCTTCTTTTTTGCTGTTAAAGCCATGTGCCCTCCTTTAACATATTTGTGAAATGGGAAATTTTTTTATACGTGGGTCGGCTGGTGGTCAGGATTTTTCAATCGTTTTTTAAGATTCTTTTACCCCCCCACCATTGGGAAATCAAATCTCCCACTTGCCAACCGATTGAATCTGCTTCTGTTTAACCGACATAGTTCTTCTTTCATCACTCATAATCCTTTCAATGCATTCTTCTTTGGATGTCTCCATGATATGCACTGAGGATGGTTGTAGCTTAGAGACCCACCAGCGTCGCTGTGCTGGTGTTGACCCTGTAAGAATTAGATAGCCACTCTGATTGTGTTTAGACATCTGTAGCAGCAAGCTATTGCGCTTCCTGACAGCTAATGCGAAGTCTTGCTTGTTGCCTTTATAGATTGGCTTACCACCAATATCAGCAATCATCTCATCCAAGTCGAGTACCACATCATTAGGCTTGGCATGTTCCTTCACCCATGTAGACTTGCCCGAACCGGCACAGCCAAACACGATTGTAAACCGAAGTATTGGCTGTAACCAGTCGGGCATGATCCCGGATGCGGGACTGTTCTTCGACCCGGCTTCTTCACGCTGCTTGATGGATGAGTGACAGGACATGCATAGGCTTTGGTGGTTGTCTGTATTCCAGAATAGATCCTGATCACCACGATGCGGTTCAATGTGATCGACCACCTTGGCTTCAGTTACTCTATCCTGCTCCAAGCAGTACACACACAATGGATTGCGCTGTAAGAAGCTTAAGCGATACTTCTGCCACTTGTACCCATATCCACGCTCTGCTGTGGTCTTGCTATCACGCCATGAATCACTGACCTGCTTGATTGACCTCGGTGCCTTCGGTGTCATCGCCTGTAGTTTGCTTTGCAGTCTGGGTAGCTTCATTACTAATCTCGATTACAACATTGCCGTGTAGAACTTCAGTCTCAATATCGTCACGCTTCCGATTGATCACAAACACACCATCAACCCTCTTGAATCGCCTGATGTATCCCTCTTCCTCATCAGCAACGACTACATCCCGAACATACTCACCATTAAGCTTGACTTTAACCTTGCCGAGCAGCCCGCGATCTATGGCTTCATCTACTGTTAATCTCATAATCATCCATCCAAATACTGTGGCTTCGGCTTCTCATCCTCATCACCACCTTCCAACTGAATCAATAGCTCATTGATCTGAGCATTCTGTTCATTGTTGATCTGGATGAGTTGGGCCACTTGGTTTATTAGTTGGCTGTTCTGTTCGAGTAGCTTTAGAAGTAAGTCGTTCGATACACAACCGCATTCTTTCTTTTGATCGCTCATACTGTTCTTTCATCCATTTACGTCTTGCTTCACAGCCTTGGCATGTCATAACACCACCCATTAAAAAACCTCCCGAAGGAGGCTTGATTTACATACTTGACTGTAGCTTGGCTAAGAAGTCTCGATATTGAGTATCACTATTAAAAGTCAGTCTTAAAAAGTCATCTTTTGAGAAGTAGACAATGATAATATTTTCTTGCGCAAAAGCCTGAATAAAATTAATTCTAGACGGATTGATAATGAACTCTGAATATTCAGATTTATAAGTGATTGTCATAGAAATTTCCCAATAGAAAATTCCATCTTATAAATAATTAAATCAGATCACAACACCACTTCAAATCATCCGGCACAGTTAAATGCACACCCAACTGAGTCACAGCAAAGTCATGCACATAATTCAAATACTCGGTCATTTGCTTAACTGTCGCCTTGGTTGTACTGCAAAGTCTTATCACCTGCTCTGCAATCACCCGGTATTCTTCACACTCATTCTGCTTCAGTATTGCAATCGCACTACAAGTCTCAGCAAACTCTTGATCATCACGACGATAGATATAAATCAGAAAGCGCTTCTTAAACTTGTAATGGAGTGAATCCTTATCCTGACCAGTCTTTTTCTCTATCTGACCTAACCACATCCACATGAGCCTATTCTGTGCAGTGGATCTATCATCCTGCTTCTGATCAATCACCACCCTTAAAGGCTTACCCTCATTAATCGCTTGAGTGTAATTGGTATGCATGTAGTTAATGGCTTTGGTGATGTCGGCATGGGAGTTGATAGGAAACACGGCTTTTTGCATTTCCTGCTCCTAAATTCAATCTTTAAATGCCCAATCGCCATTTTTGTCATGGAGCTTAATTGCTAATTTCTTTGGAAGAAAAGGCATGATCGGGTGAACCAAAGAATTATGAACAAACCATTTAAACCATTTTTTCATCTCAAAACACCTCTCTATCTTCCATCACCAACATCCGCTCAACTCTCACCAGCCACTGATCAAACATGGCTTCACTCTCTTCCCGATTACCCAATTGAAAGGTATCGAACTTGAAGTGACAGGAATGGCATAACGGTACTGTGAACTCATCACTGGCTTTAATCGATCTACCCTTACCATGCTTAGCACTATTTGAATGGGCAGCTTGACTATTGGGATTGCCGCATCGAATGCATGGCAGCTTTCTGATTGCCGCGAGTCTTTTGGGGTTGCGCATTTAATTGTTCTTCTATGCCGTGGATCTGCTTATTTACCTTGCGGAGTTCCGCACCACACATTTCTTTAAATGCATAGCTTGAATACAAATGGTTGTAATTCATCAATCGGCTTCGGTTCTTTTCGAGTACTTCTAAATTCCGTTTTGCTTCTACTGTGTCCATGATCACCGACCTTGACGCTTATACTTGCGCCGCTTTGCCTGACTTACACGGTTAGGCTTTGATTTGTTTGGTTGCGGCTCACCCCACAAGATTGAATCCCAATCACTACCATTTGAGTGTGAGTACTCAGCAAAGGCTTTACCCAACATTGCAGCAATAACCATTCGACCTAATCGCATATTCACCACCAATAAAATCAACTCACAGGCTTTAGTATGTGCTCTGGTATTGTTAAGAATTTCACTTTTGAACCATCGCCATAAATATCGAGATCCATGTTCACGGTCATAAATTTCACCCCAAGTTTGTCTTGGGTGCGCGCTACCGCTCGAATCAACTCAGCCTGCAACTCTCGCGCAATAACTTCGTCACTATACTGAGTCATAACCACCACCAATAAGAAAAGAAAAACCCCTCAACATCTAGAATGCGAGGGGCTTTGATTGCCGTAATACGTCCGGCGATTTAAGACAGATGACTACATCTCAGAGTTCCAAATGTCATTTTCAATTTTTTCAAAGATTTTAGGTATATCAGATCCATCACCTGATACATTGCAATTCTGGCATTCGCAATAAAAAGAAGTATCAGAGACCTTATATATATTCATTGCCTTAATTCGGCAAATAGGGCAACCATCCTCACGATAAATCGGCTTGGATTTAGCATTCTCAATAAAGTCTGCCTTTTCTTTATCCAGTCTCTCTGCTTCCGCATTTAGTTCTTCTAGTTTTGCATTTTCCTCAGCCAATTCTGCTTTTGTCAGATTGCCACCCCTTAAATTCGGACGAATTAAAGACCTCACCTCAGAATCTGGGTGTTTATTAAAATTTGCAGGATTTTCCCCAGGAAACTGCTCAAAATATTCCGACCACTCACCCATGATTACTTTCTCATTTTATATTTTTAGAGAATATATCATAATCAATAATTCATCAGTAAGTTAATAAAATCTCTTATTTTTAATTTGTTTTCTCAACTTCTTTCAAACAATCCCGACACACTTTGATTTCTTCATCATCAATCGTGTAGTCGATCTCAGTCGCACCATGTAGGCCGAATAAACAAAGGAAAAATTGGAGCATACTTTTCTCCTGGCAATAAAAAACCCGCATTTAGCGGGTTATATTCGATAAATGCCTATTGACCCAAATTCGTCATACCTTCATAGATTTTTTCTGCGAACCAGTTAATAAAATTTTCTCGATCACTAAATTCAGGCGCTTCATTTAAATTAATTTCTAAAATTTTATTATGATTTTTATAGTATGTGTACACACCTAAATGCCCACTCACGGAATAGCCGCTTCTAAACAACTTATCCGCTTGGTTTAAAAAAAGGGCCATTAATTTAGGCTTATGATCTTTGATTTGTGGAAAATTCTCATGCGCCAAAAACTCATCATAAATAAGATTTAATCGCGCTTTAATTCGGTACATATCCATTTATTTACCCCAATTTTTATTTTGAGATAAATTTATAGCATACAAAACAAAAAAGCCCACCATTTGGCGAGCTTTTCTTGATGGTCTTTTAACTATGCAGTTCGACCACTGTACAAAAATAATA